AGAAACCGACGGATATAAGATAAAGGACGCTGAACTATTTGAAGTGTCTGTTGTTTCGGTTCCTTGTAACCAAACCGCAGTCTTCTCTCTAGCAAAGTCATTTGATAGTATGGAAGAGTACGATAAGTTCAAGAAAAACTTTATTAAAGAGACTTCCTCAATCGACGCTAACGCAAAGATTGAGCAGTCAAGCGAGGCAAAAGCCGACAAAACGGAGACGAAAATGTCAGAAGAAAAGAAAACTCCTGAAGTAAGCCCTGAGTTCGACCTTGAAGCATTTGCAAAACAAGTGGCAGAAGATACTGCTACTAAAATTGCAATGAAGCAAGCCGAGCAAAAAGCCCAAGCAGAAGCAGAAGCCAAAGAAGTTGCTGAAAAGCAAGCTGAGGCAGAAGCATCTGAAAAAGCTGAATTGGAAGCTAAGCAGGAAGAACAGAAGGTAGTTGTTAAGTCAAGTATTTCTGGAGCTGAAAAGCTAATCAATGACGTTGCTGCAAAAGTTGAAGAAAGACAAGGAGACTTAGAGTCTGTTGTTAAAGAACTTCAATCTGAACTAACTGAAAAATCTGAAGAGATTCAAGCTATGCGCGAGTCAAAAAGAATTTTCCAAGATAGAGGCAACAAAAACTGGAAGGAAGCTTTCGAAGGTGATATCGTAGATGCTAAGATTTTAGGTCTTGCAACTGGTAGAGGTTTTGACACTCCTTATGCTAAGAGCGTAATGGAAAAAGTAAATGCACACTCAGGTGTTGCAGTTTCTAGTGCAGACTTCGAGCAAATCGTATCTACTAACGTAGAAAGAGATATTCAAAACGAGCTAGTATTAGCACCGTTGTTTAGAGAAATTCAAATGAATTCTGCTAACATGATTATCCCAATCCTACCAGATGCTGGATACGCTGAGTTCACAAGTTCTCAGACAGCTAGTGGTTCTTCACCACATGGTAACTTAGCTCAGACTGGTGATACTTATGGTTCACCATACGGCGGTATTGACTTGACAGAGAAAACTCTATCAACTCACAAACTTATTTCACAATCTTACTTAGGTAACGAGACTGAAGAAGATGCAATCATGCCAATCTTACCTCTCATCAGAGAGTCAATCGTAAGATCACACGCTAAAGGTATTGAAAATGCGTTGCTTTTAGGTAACCATTCTACTGGTGTTTACACATCAGGTACTTTTGATGGTCTATTGAAGATGGCAGAGGCAGACTCAGACTTTACACAGTCGTCTACAGCAGTAGCTTCTGATACAGTAACAGCAGCTGAGTTGTTAAACCTCAGAAAGAACATGGGCAAATACGGTGTTAACCCTAACGACGTAGTGTACATTGTTTCTCAGAGTGCATACTTCCAGCTTCTAGAAGACGCAGAATTCCAAGATGCGAATCTAGTTGGTGACATGGCTACAAAACTCAGTGGTGAGATTGGTCAGGTATTTGGATCACGTGTTCTCATGTGTGACGAGTTCCCTGCTCAAGCAGCTAATGGGTACGGAGCGATTGCAGTATATGCAAGAAACTACGTAATGCCAAGACTTAGAGGTGTGACAATTGAGTCAGACTACGAAGTCGCTAACCAAAGAAGAGTTCTTGTTGCTTCACAAAGAATTGGTTTCACCGATCTAATCGATGGTGCTACTTCTAAGTGGGCTTATAAGTTCAAAGCTAGTTAATAGCTAACCTATAGTGGGGGTTCGCCCCCACTATACTTTTATTTAATATTATGGCAGATTTAGTAACAGTAAACGAATACAAAGACGCAGAGGGAATCAGAGGCGAGAAAGAAGACGATCGTCTAAATGTGATAGTACCTCAAGTATCTGACCTAGTCAAACGCTACTGCGGTACTTCGTTTGTTGACTTCTATTCTACCAACAAAATTGAAACTTTTTCAATCAATGACAACTACACCTCAACGATAATTGTCAGCGAGAGTCCGTTAACAGAGGTTGCAAAAGTTGAAGAAAGAACCACTTATAGTGGTGCTTATAGCGAACTCACTACAAGTAACTATGAATACTTTGTAGATTTAGAGTCCGATGCTATAATTAGAACCGATGATAACGGTAATCACAAAATGTGGGCAAAGGGAGTAGGAGCAGTAAGAATTACTTACAAAGCTGGTTATTCTACTTGTCCAAGAGATTTACAACTTGCTATATTTGATTTAGTTACTTACTATTTGAAAGATGAACACAAGCAAAGACAGACTCTAGGTGGAGCTACATTGCAAAACCAAGGCACTTCAGGAATGAGGACGAGTACTGACTTTCCAGATCACATCAAAAGAGTACTAGACTTATATAGAGTTGTAGTGTGATTAGTGCTGTAGAATCTTGGGTTAATAAAAGATTAACTAAGGTTAGAATAGATGGAGTAAGAAAAAGGTCTTACGAATCAAATATTACTAACTACCATATAAGAAAAGATAGAACTACAGTAATGTTAAATAATGCATTTGTAGATGTAGGTATACCAGGCCCAACAGCAAAAGCAATGGCTGATGCATCTTGGAACAATATTTATACAAGTGCAAAAATAAAAAGAGCTTTTAGAAAATACTTTCCGAAAGGATTAAAACTAGCAGTTTCTCAAAAGTCAACGCCGCAACACATTATAATAAAAATGGGAGCGGGGGTCTACGGAGAGACTAGAAAAAGTCAAAAACTAATGACTAAAAATGGTGTAAGCACCAGTAATCAAAAGCTAGTTAACGCTGCCATGCAAGATCTTTGGGGTCAAGCAATGGGAGAAGCAGTCAGAGTTTATAATAAACTTTCAGGCGATACCAAAGCTAGAAAAGATATGCCAAAACATCGAGGACAAGGAAACCACGGTGAATTAGGAAAAGTAGATTCTACTGGTCTTAAAAGTGCCGACCAAAGTACTATTGCAATGGTCTCTGTCGGAGAAAACTTTGATAGAGAGATGGAAGATGTACTTGTTAACTTAAGTGACCAGTATCCTAGTAAGTTAAGAGAAGTAGAGCAGGTAGTAAAACACTACGCTGATAGTTTTGAGAGAGAATATAAAATTTCTGATAAACAAAAGTTTACAGAAAAAGGATTTGAACGTTCAATAGGTATTGACATCTTCTACGGAAGTGCTGCTGATAACGAAGATAAAGACATTGGAAGAGCCGATGTTCCCGGTATCAGAGAGTTTATGAAAGAAGAAAGGGCAAGGATTATAAAAGCGATAAATCCTGACCTGGTAGAGATGCTAGATTTAGAGGGGTCAAAAACTCCTAGAAAGAAGTTAGACGCTATTATACCTGCAATGTTTATACAAAATATTTTTCCTCATAAAACTAGACCAGACATGAGGCTCAGAGTTAACAAAAAGTTAGTTAAACTGGGAGAAAAGTCTAAAGGAAAAAGTAATAAAACTACTACTTTAAAACAAGAAATTATGAAAGCTACTAAGAAAGTAGTAGCAGCTAAAGTAGGTAGTAAGAAAAGAGGAAAGACACAAAGAGGAGAAGCAGGGGCAAAAACATCACAAAGTCCAATAGCTTTAAGAAATCTTCTCAATGAAATGTTACCACAGATGGTAGCAAGTAAAATGACCTCACCAGCACTACAATTTAGGACTGGTAGATTTGCAAACTCAGCTAGAGTTGAGAATGTAAATATAGGCCCAAGAGGAGGCACTCATATAGACTATACTTATATGAGAAATCCTTACGAAACTTTTGAGCCAGGAAACAAACAGGGTAGCACGCAAAGAGACCCTAGAAAGATTATAGGAGCAAGTATTAGAGAACTTGCTATGGGAATACTAGGAAGACAACCTACAACGATTAGGAGAAACTAATGGACGCTACTACAGCACGAAAACATTCAACGCGTAGGCGATCCATAGTTGGAGCAATTGCTGATAAGTTGTATGAAAGCTTAAACGGAAGTGCGCCCTTTAGAAGCTCCGTACAAAGCGTAGAGCCAAGACTTAGATTCTGGGACGAAGTCCAAGACTTCCCAGCAATACAAGTAGGGGCAGGGCAAGAAACTCGCGAATATGAAGGAGCGGGTTTCAGATTTAGATTTTTACGAGTAACTGTAAGGTGTTATGTGCACGATCAAGACGATGTCATATTAGCACTAGAAGAGTTACTAGAAGATGTTGAAACTGTACTTGAAGATAATGATCCTTTAACGTATACAGATTCAACAGGAACGTCTCAAACTACCGCTAAGACTACAATCTTAAGTGTAGATACAGACGAAGGAGTTTTGGAGCCTCTCGGTGTCGGTGAAGTCATCGCAGAGATTCAATACTAGAAAAAGCTTAAGCTAAATAAATATTTAGTACGGCTCTTTCAGAGAATATTAGGAGAAAATAATGGCATTTCATTTTAGTAGAGATACCAAGGTATTCATGAAGTTTCAAGGCACAGATGGTGCTAAAGACGCTCTTTATGAAATACCAGTACTAGATGGTTACTCCTTTAGCCAGGCAACTAATAGTTCAGAGATTACTTTGAACGAAGCTGCCGATTCTTCAGGTAATAGTAAAAGAGGTAGAGCAATGTTCAACGATTCTTTTGCACCTGCAGAATGGAGTTTCAGTACTTACATGAGACCAACCACTTCAGGTTCTGGTGATGCATTCGCAAGTAATGCACACGCAGGTAACGCGAAGAAGTTTGCGGTAGAAGGCCCATTATGGGCTGCTATGTCGGCAAGTACTTATGCACTTGGTGTTGGGTCGTCAGACGCAATTACCGAGGCTTCATTTGAGCCAAATGTGTTTAACTTTCAGAACTCAAATAAAGTTGCATTAGGAGTGTTTGATTTATACTTTGTGTTAGGAGCAGCAAAAGATACTTCTACATCATTGTACACAACTGGAACAGAAGGCGTAACAATTTACAAAATTTCTGATTGTTCAGTAGGTTCAGCATCAATTGACTTTGATATTGAAGGACTAGCACAAGTTGCTTGGTCAGGACAAGGAAAGAAAATTAAGGAAGTTACTCAACTTAAGACTACAGCTGGAGCAACATCTCCTGCAGTAACTGGAGAAGAGTATTCAACCAACGGTTTGGTTAATGAAGGAATTGCAAGTACTTCAAATTATATCAGACAAAAACTTACTTCATTAGCAATTAGCTTTGATTTAAGTGATTCAACAGGTGCACCTTCAGGGGTTGCTTCTGATGGAGAAACACAACTTGGTGCTGATAAGACATATAGTGTAGTCTTAACAGGTGGTAATATTACGATTGAAAACAATCTAACTTACCTAACACCAGAGACTCTAGGGTCGGTTAACCAACCTCTAGGGCATGTAATGGGAACTAGAAGTGTTTCAGGTAACTTTACTTGTTACTTGAACAATGTTGCAGACGGCTCAATGGATCTTCTCGAAGATTTACACGAGGCTGATACTGTGATTACAAATAGTTTTGATATGACATTTAGCATTGGTGGAGCAAGTGCTCCTAAAGTTGAGGTAGCATTACCGAATTGTCATCTAGAATTACCAACTCACTCTATTGAAGATGTGATTGGTGTAGATGTTAATTTCCATGCGCTACCAGCTGATTTATCTTCAGCTACAGCTAGCTCAAGTGCTAATGAAATGACTATTACGTACACATCATAATTAAACTTAACGGAGGGCAGGATAACCCTGTCCTCCTTTTTTAGGACAAAAATAAATGAACGATACAGTAAAAACCGAGGCTCCAAAAGCAGTCTCACTTAAGAGTCTAATGACTCCAACAAAAACCGTAGAATTTGATTATCCCGGTTGCGAAGGATTTAAAGTAAAACTCTGTTACTTAGCTAGAGAAGAGTTGATGAAACTTAGAACTAGATGTGTATCTCAAGTATTCAATAAGAAAACTAGAGGTTACGAAGAACAGATGGACGACGATAAGTTCTTAACTGAATACACTCAAGCAGTAATTAAAGGCTGGAGTGGTTTTAAACTTGGTTATGCCAAGAATATGTTACTCTTAGGAGATTTAACTCCAGAACAAGAAAAAACTGAACTAGATTTCTCACATGAAAACGTAGAGATTCTTATGAAAAATTCAGCTGATTTTGATACGTGGGTAACAGAGCAGGTTGGTGATCTCGAAAATTTTACTCAGAGCAAGTAGCCTGGGCTCTTGCACAAATAAAGAGATACTTTTCTGACAACATAACTGTAGAAGCTTATCTACAGATGTGTGACCAACTTGGTCAAGACCCGAAAGAGGAAGAAATACCTCCAATTATGGAGGATTTTCCTTTGGAGATTCAGGAAGCTTTTGTAATACATGCTATGCTCCCCGATAGATGGGACGGAGCTAGCGGTTCATACATGGGCAAAGACTGGGCTCCATTAAACGATTTATTGAACATACAAGAAGTCCATGATAAGAAAACAACTTGTTACTTTTTGAAACATATAGAAGGCTGTCACACGATAAATATCAACGGAGAGCTTAAACGTAAGCAAGACGCCGAGAAAAGGCGTGCAAAGAGTAAATAGTAAAAATGGCAAAAAAGATACAAGGCGGACAGCTAGTATTTACCGTTGGTGATGACGGGACTCTTAAACTATTAGAAAAGAAGACTAAACGAACCAAAAAGGCCATGGACGACCTTGGAGGTGCTTCACAGGCTACTGATAGAAGAATTAAGGGTGTAACTCAGCAATCTTCCAACGCAACAAAAAACTTTAGTAAGCAAGCACAAACCATGCAAGGTGGTATCGTTGCTGTCTACGCAACAATTGCTGCTCAAGTATTTGCCGTTTCGGCCGCTTTCCAATTCCTCAAAGATTCCATGGAAACTAGAAACCTTATTCAAGGGCAGTTAGCCTTTGGAGCGGTTACTGGTGTCGCATATAAAACTATGACGGCAGATATCCAGAAAGCTACTAGTGGAATGATTCAGTTTAAAGAAGCTGCACAAGCAGCCGCCATTGGTACAGCTGCTGGATTAACTTCTGGGCAGATGGAAGCCATTGGTACAGCCGCAAAGAATACGTCTCTTGCTCTTGGTAGAGATTTAACAGATTCATTTAACCGTCTTACAAGAGGTATAACAAAAGCGGAACCAGAACTCTTGGACGAATTAGGTATTGTCTTAAGGCTAGAGCCTGCAATGAAAGCATATGCGAACCAGATAGGTAAAAATGCTAAAGACTTAACTCAATTTGAAAAATCACAAGCGGTTGCAAACGAAGTTCTAGGACAAGCAGAAACAAAGTTTGGAGCAATCACAAAAGTACTTGATTGGTGACTTAGCCGCTGCAGTTTTACCATTCTTCTCAAAAAATATTTATGCTCTAGTAGGAGCACTCACGCTATTTCTAGCACCAATTCTTAAATCTATATTACCAGACTTTGCTGCAATGGGAGCTGCTGCTGATGAAAACTACGGCAGAGCTGCTCAAGCGGCAGATGAAGCTGCAGCTGCTGCACAAAGAGCAAAAGCTGCTTTAAGCGGAGCACAAGGTAAAGGTGTTGAG